CGCGGGGTGTATACCACCCCGTGCTTTATTCGAACTCGTTACGCTTTTGTGCCGTGTCATGATTAGTAGTAGCGCGTTCCACTCGCTATTACTATTTCGTGCCACGACACCATTCGTACCGCGGTCGATTGCGTGAGCTATTTCTATGGAGAGTAAACTCCTATAACAAATCCAATTTGGGATCCATCCCTTTAAAATGGAAAAACCCTCGAGGTCCCACCTCGTTTCAAAATGGAATGTTTCTAAGTAGGGAACTTACCAAAACCCATGTTTGTTTATAAGCCAGTTCATTCAGGCCAAAACAGAAAAATAGTCTATGGGGTTAGACACCCCGAGTTTAGTCTTTTGTCTGCCGCAGTTGCATAGATCAAAAAGAAAACATTTTCCTTTAAAGATCTCTTAAACGTACATAGTAAGTCTATATAACTGCAGAAAACCAGATTTAAAAGTGTGATCGCCATGGTTGTATTAACATCAAGATGGTAAACTTTCCATCCTCTGTTGCCAAGTTTGTGACCTCTAAGATTTTACGTCACTTCGCCATGTGTCTTTCCGCCCTCCCGGTTGCTGCCGGGTTGGTGTATGAAGCACTTTTATTTTCTGTACCGTTACACGTAAAAGTCGAGTAACAGTGCCCGTTACACGGGATAGTCCAGGAGGACGATAAACACCCCCCCCAAGAAACAGAGACAAATCAACACAGCAACGATGTACCAGCTTTACACTATTGTCAGTGAGTGCGAAGATGCTATCTTGTCCCAGGACTACGATCTCCAAGTTTCTCAGGAGTTTATGATGGGTTTGCAATTTCTTGACCGTTGCCTGTATAGGCTCATATCGGCCAAATGTGGCAGTCTAGCTGATCCGGAGATTGCTAAGGCTGTTCTGGAACAAACTTGCGAGATCATTGAGAACTTGCAGTTTTTGTTTGTCGGTCTGTTTCGTGCTCGCGAGTGGCAGGATGTTTTCTTTACTGTAGCTTCCGTGGCCCGTTTCTTCTCCAAGAAAACGCTTTCAGCAACACTTGAAGATCTCTCGTCATGGTGTTTGGAGCAGTTCGAGCTCCAGACTGTGAGTTTTGAGGATGTCCGTGCGATGTTCTCGAATTATGAGGCTGTCAAGACTTCTCCCATCGTCATGAAGCTTCACAGACTCGCCTCATTGGCAATCTCCTCGTGTTTTGCAGCCAAGATTGGAGTTGCTGATGCTGTTCAGGATTTCACCAGCATCTACGACCAGTATGTTTCGCCCACCATCAAAGATTGTGATTTCATCGCTCATCTTTTGGACACCTTGCTCTTCATCACGGAGCGCGTTGTCCAGTGTTGGAAAACGAAAAGTATTTCACCACTGGTTCATTCTGGTAGGAGCTATGCCCAATGGGGGGAGAAAGCCGCCTTGTGTATCGAAAGAGGCACTCTTCTGGCTAATCCTGAGGCTCACGGTTTCACGTATCATGGTTTCCTTCTCGATCTTGAGGAGTGCATTCGTCAAGGCGCTGAGATTCACAAATATTCCAAGGCGTGTGATTCCAAGGATGTTGTGAGCGGCACTTTGTTGAAGCTTCGTCTTCTCCAGGGCGATGTTCTTACGCGCCAAGCGGCGGGCGAGGCCCGTCGCGCGCCTTTTGCAGTGATGCTTTTTGGTGGATCAAGCGTTGGTAAGTCCAATTTGAGCAAGATTCTTTTCAGCCACTTTGGCAAGATGTTCGGTCTACCGACTTCTCAGGTGGGCGTTTTTACGCGTTCTGCCGCTGACCAATTTTGGTCAGGGTTCAGAACTTCTCATTGGGGCATTTTGCTTGACGATATTGCTTCCGTTAATCCCAACAAGGGCCAAAATGACCCTTCGCTGACGGACGTTTTGCAGATCGTGAACAATGTCCCCTTCTGCCCCCCTCAGGCGGAGCTTGAACTGAAGGGCAAAACCCCTGTCAGGGCCGAATTCGTTATCGGCACTACCAACACTGTGCACTTGAATGCTGATGCGTGGTTCAGTAACTCTGTGGCTGTACGTCGGCGCTTCCCGTGGGCAGTCAAGGTCGGTGTGAAGCCCCAGTATGCAAAGGACGACGCGCCCAACATGCTCGACCCTTCGAAGATTCCCCTAGCTGAGATTGGCGAGTACATGAACATTTGGAACCTGGAGCTTTTCAAGGTTAACGTTCAAAACACGGATGACAATGGCAACCAGCATGTTGAGATGGTTTCTACAGGTGTCTACACGGACATTTATGAATTCATCAGAGTTTTCTCTCGCTTGGCCCGTCAATTCCGAGATGAGCAAAATCGTGCTTCACGCGTTTCGCGGGAGTTGGAGCAGATCGTTCTATGTCCCATGTGCGATCTACCTACTGTGAGATGCGCGTGCGATATCGCCATTCAAACAAGTGACAGCCCCCTCGCTAGCGTTAACATCACCCAGCCTCTCTTCACAGAGATCCCTTATGTGGAGCCCCACGTACATGTTGAGCCCGACACTCGGGAGACAGATTACATGTGGGCGGCAGGGATTGCAGGTGCTGTTGCTGCCGGCCGCATTTTCGAAGATGGCATCAAAGATGTTGCAGATCGTATGAGTGAGGCCGCAACAAGGAGCATCAAAAAACGCCTTGTCTCATACATGCGTCGTCTTGGTCAAGAAACTTTTGAGCGCATCGTTGGCGATCGGCGTGTCAGGTACGCCATCTACGCGATCGGTCTTGCTATCGCGGCGTATGCCTCATACAAGTTCATCCGGACTGAGTTCAAGCTGCAAGCTGACGGTGGTGACCGTAGCGCAACTGAGATTTCGAAGGTCTCCCGATTGGCACAAACTGGTGTCAGGCCAGATTCAGCGGGGGATGAGGTGGAAAATTTCTACCACCAGAAGAATGACTACCGCGCAGATATGGCTATCTCTCAGAAGACCAAGTCGTGGAAGAATTTGGAGTGGACGGCTATTTGCGCCAAGGTTGCGAACAGCGTGGTGCACATCCAAACCATTCGAGATGTGAACGGAGAAAAGGTCACGCGCGAGGGTCGCGCCGTTTGTGTCGGGGGTAGACTCTATGTCACGGATAACCACGTTCTTCCAGACGGAGTGTACACCATGATCGTCACGCGTGAGGCACATAATCCTGGGCTGACTACGAATGTTACGCGCGTTTTCGACTCCGCGTCGGCTCTGCGCGTCCCAGAAAAGGAGCTAGTGTTTTTCCAACTATTAGATTCCTTTGATTGCCCTGACTTGTCAGACCTCTTCCCGATTGACAATGTTAGGACGGTGTGCCGCGGTACTGTCGTGAATCGCGGTAGGGATGGCCTCGTGGATAACTTGTCCGTTGCGCGTGCCGTGTACACTGAGAAGGTAGATCTTCCTGGACTCAAGCATGTGCTCGATGTTTGGAAGTATCAGCTCCCCGTTCCGTCTTTCACAGGACTTTGCGGGTCTCCGTTGGTTCTTAACACGCCTTCAGGTCCAGTTGTGGCTGGATTGCACGTTGCCGGCATCACGGGTAAAGCTGACGGCATGGCCACGTGCATCCGTAAGGCAGACGTCGAAAACGCCAAGAAGTTCTTTCTACCGATCTTCTCACCCTCTCCACCACTGTTGCAGAGTAAAGACAAGAATGTAAGCCTTATTGCGCTGCATCCTAAGTCTGTTTTCAGATACATCGGACATGGGGTCGGGAGAGTGTATGGCCAGAGCACTTTGCCACGTGCGCAGCCCAAATCGAGCGTCGGTCCTACCTTGATGCGCGCAGCCGCTGTTAAGCGCGGTTACCAGGTCAACACTGGAGCCCCCGTGATGAAGGGTCGCCGCGTTTGGCGTAATAACCTCCTTCCTGTCATCGAGCAGACCCACTTGTTCAAGGATTCAATTCTGCGAAAATGTGCGGACGCTTATGTTGGAGAAGTTATGGCTCGTTTACCTGATGAGTACAAGGCTGAGTTGAAGGCCCCGCTTGATCTCGCATCTGCCATCAATGGTATTCCAGGCCGAAAGTTCATTGACAGTATCAACCGCTCGTCGAGTGCTGGCTTCCCCTGGATGCGCACCAAGAAGGCTGTTACGGAGAAATTACCAGCTTACGATTGTTGGCAGGAACCCCTCGACGTCAATGATGAGGTTAAAGAACGCATGGAAGTACTTTTTGAGCGATACGACAACAACGAGCTGTTTTCGCCCATCTTCATTGCACACATCAAAGATGAAGCTCTCCCTTTCAGAAAGATTGTGTCGGAAAGATCGCGAATCATGAACGGAGGACCATTGGATTTCTGTCTCGCTGAGAGGATGTATTTTCTTCCGATTGTCCGCGTGATTCAGAAGAACCCGTTCCTGTTTGAGTCGATGCCCGGAGTGGTGGCGCAGAGCAACCAATGGGATGATTTGTACAAGCACCTCACAAAATTTGGAGAGGATCGCATGGTGGCTGGAGATTACGGTAAGTTCGATAAGAAGATGGGTGCGGCCTTGATTGTGCACGCATTCTACATCCTTATCTCCATCTGCGAGAAGTGTGGCATGTCCTCCCAGGATGTGAACCGCATGTGGGGTTTCGCGTATGACACGTCGTGCTCATGGTGTCTCTTCTCCGGTGATCTGGTTCAGTTCATGGGAAGTAATCCTTCGGGTCATCCATTGACTGTCATCATCAACTGCCTTGTTAACTGCTTGTATGTGCGTTATTGCTATCACGAGCTTAACCCAGAAAAGGAAGTTGATTCTTTCCGTTCCAACGTGGTCCTTGCGACGTACGGCGACGACAACATTTTCGGGTCAGCCGTTGATTGGTTCAACCACACGTCTCTCTCGCACATGCTTGAGAAACACGGGGTGGAATACACCATGGCCGACAAGGAGTCTGAAACAGTGCCCTTCCTTCACATTTCGCAGACGAGTTTTTTGAAGAGAAGGTGGCGTTTTGAGGAGGAGCTTGGAGCTTACGTCTGCCCTATCGAGCACGCGACGCTCGACAAGATGATGACTACGTGGCTCCCTTCGGGCGATGGCCCTGAGGAGCATGCCACGAAGATCCTGCATGACGTCTGTGTTGAGTATTTCTGGTATGGTAGGGATGTTTTTGAGGACAAACGCAAGGTACTCATGGAGATTTTCCATGAGTGTGTACCAGAGGAGTATCTTACTGATGGGGTGTTTCCGACGTGGCAGCAACTCATCAACCGCTGGTACCTTTCGAGTGGTCTCGAGCCACCGAGCGCCGCAGAGTAATCTGCGTCGCGGCAGCTGGTGATCTGCCTAAACAACGCAACTCACCCGTAACGCGCTGATCTGACTCGATGACAAGGCTAAGTCGAGTAGCGTGCAGTGCGGCGACCCTGTCCCACCTCTGCGGAGTGGGACCTCTTATTTAGGAGAAGCAATAGGGGGGCACGCCTACAAAGCAACCCGTGCTAATTGGTGTAAGCGCGGGCCTAGATTTCACCAAACAAAAATCAAAACAAACAAATTCCCGAGCACTTCAGTGTGCAAAGAAGTTCCCATCAGGGAATGGATCTCTACCGTTTGCAGGCGGACGACATTTCAGCTGGAGTATCACATGAGGTGACCCAGCAGAATATCAAGTTCGTCGATGCAGGTCTCCAACGCGTTGTTTCGGCACCGCCAATTGGAGGCTTTGCGCCCAATCAGGACGACGGGAATAGGCTCGGTGACTTTATGTCGCGTCCTGTTCTCATCAACTCTTTCACATGGTCGGAGACAAACACAACTGTGCCGCAAACTAGTTTCAATCCGTGGAAGCTGTATTTCAATGACGTGAGTATCAAGAAGAAGCTCGAGAATTACAAGTTGCTGCGTTGCAAGATGAAGTTGAAATTCGTGGTTAATGCGTCCCCCTTTTTCTACGGAGCCATGCGCGTGTCGTATTGCCCCATGGACTCGGATCAAGACTCTTATATCACGACTGGAGATCAAATCAAGCTTTCGCAGACGCCAGGATTGTTTTTGGAACCCGCTAACATGACATCGAGCGAGATGGAGTTGCCGTTTCTTTGGCCCAACCCATGGCTAGACATCACAGATGTTCGCGAATTTGACAACATGGGTCGCATTCGATACATTTTGTATTCGAAGTTGCGATCTGCGAACGGTGTTGCGAACGCCAGTGTGAGGATTTCATGCTACGCTTGGACAACTGATTTGGAGCTTGCTGGCTTAACATCTGCGTTCGCCCTTCAAGCTTCCGATCAGCCGTTCATGAGTTCCATGATGGCTAAGGTGCCCACAATGCTTGCCCCAACGGGCACAAGTGATGAGTACTCAGAGCCAGGAGCTATATCGGGACCGGCCACTGCCGTCGCGAATGTAGCTGGTGCGTTTAAAAACGTGCCCGTGGTCGGAGGACTAGCTACTGCTGCTGAAGTTGGGGCTAACATGGTCTCAGGCGTTGCTAAGTTGTTCGGTTTTTCCAATCCTCCTGTTGTGAGTGACGTGATGCCGTATCAACCCAAAGCATTTCACGCTTTCAGTAATGTTGACACCTCGGTACCATCTGACAAGTTAGCCGTGGATCCCAAGAATGAAATCACGCTTGATGGTTCAGTGACCGGAGCAGGAGTGGAGGATTCATTGGCCATGCGCTCATTGTTGGGCCGTGAGAGCTTCGTGCAGGGGTCGCTTTGGCAAGGTGCAGATGCCGAGGGGAAGATTTTGTGGACCATGCCAGTCACACCTATCGTGGTGGCATCCAATTCAGTGGTCTCCACTACTGTCTTGAACCACACTGTCACGGGTTATGTTGGACGCATGTTTTCACAGTGGCGAGGCGCGATAACCTACAAATTCAAGCTCATCAAGTCCCGTTATCACACTGGCCGTCTCATCATCACCTGGGACCCTGACGGTGTCCCGAGCACTGATTACGAGACTACAACGCTTGTGCGTGTGGTTGATTTGCAGCATGAAGAGGAGGTTGTGGTCACTATTCCTTTTAAGCAGGCGCATGCCTGGTGCACAACGGGGACGTTCTTGAACAACTTCTCGAACGGTGCCGTTCCAACGGTCACTGTCGATCCGAACGCCCATAATGGTGTCATTTCCGTGCGCGTCTTGACCACTCTCACTGGTCCAAGCGTTTCTCCGGAGATCGACATACTGTGTTTTATGCAAGGTGGCGATGACCTGGAGTTTGCTGTACCGAATGAGCTTCCTGGCAATTTGAGCGCGTACACCATTCAGTCTGAAGATGTCACAGAGTCCCTCATTACGGACTCGGCTGGTGCTGACGAGGACAACACTGTGTGCATTGTCACAGTGGGTGAGAGGGTGGCATCATTGCGCCCCCTCCTTCACAGAACCTCGTTCTTGGAGATTCAGCCGTTAGGCAATCCCAAGACAGCAGATGCGACATTTGTACCTACAGGTAATCAGAACTGCGTGAACTACTTTTGGCGCGTTCCGCGAGGCTATGGGTACACGGATGATGGTTTGTATTGGGCTCAGAAGACGTTAGCAGTTGGAAATGCCGCGTTCAATTTTGTCACAGTGCATCCATTGAGCTGGGTGATGAACCTGTTTGCAGGATACCGTGGTGGCATCGTGCATCATTTCAACATTCAAGATGCAGGGTTGGGACCAATTACTTATTTCGCTGCAGAGCGAGATGGTAGGGATCCAATTTTGAACCCGTTCATCAATGCGAGGAACAGATTCACGACCAACACCGCGCCGGGCAATGGAAGTTCCATGGCAAGGCAAGCGATCACCACAACGTCAAGTGTGGGTCGTCGAAGCAGAGGAGCTCGTGGCATGTCTGTGACGAACTGCCTGACGCAGTCCGCTTTGTCTGTCGTGTCGCCCCAGTATTCGCGCTGGCGGTTTCGACCTGCTTTTGAACCAGTGCGGGATGTTTATCCGTCTACCGGTTCTCCGGAAGACGAGAGCATTCGCGTCGATGCCACCTTTCGGTGTGCTGCCCCCACGGCCAACGATAGTGCCTGGCCATCCATTGAACACTATGTTGCAGCTGCGTCCGATTTTGACCTGATCTTTTTCGTGTGCACTCCAACTCTGTATGTTGTTGACGTGCCTAACGCTGTTGACACCTACACACCATAGTGAAAGACCCCAGCTGGGGGTATCCCAGTAAATCTACTGTATCGTCCAGTAGTCGAGCATTCGGCTCGTGCATATTGCATTTTGTTACATTTCTCTTAAAGCCTTCAGCTTACGCTGGGCAGGAGCTGTATTTTACGCTGTGCTTAAAGCAGCACCAACTAATCCCTGATCGGTTGGTGCCGCTCAGGCGGTATGTTTTGTGCTGGCTTCCGACGAAGTCA